CAACCATCATGGCACTCGACAGAGCGATACGACACCAAGGCAGCGGTGCTTCAGTCTACGATGATCGCGGCATTATTTTTATATAAAGGAGAATGAGAATGGGATTATTTTCTGGACTGTTTCGTTCGCGGGATAAGCCCCAGAACAGAACAGCAGGCAGCGCGTACACCTTCTACATGGGAGGCAGTTCGGCAGGAAAAACGGTAACGGAGCGCTCGGCTATGCAAATGACAGCCGTGTATTCTTGTGTGAGAATACTGGCGGAAGCGATCGCAGGACTACCGCTTCACTTGTATCGTTACAAGAAGGACGGAGGCAAAGAAAAAGCAATCGACCATCCGCTATATTTGCTTCTTCACGACGAACCAAACCCAGAAATGTCAAGTTTTGTTTTCAGAGAGACGCTTATGACGCATCTTTTGCTCTGGGGCAACGCATACGCGCAGATAATAAGGAACGGCAAAAACGAGGTCGTGGCACTCTATCCGTTGATGCCGAACAAGATGAGCGTAGACCGTGACGAACACGGTCAGCTCTACTACACATACCAGCGTTCAACAGATGAAGCGGCAACGATGAAGGGATCAACAGTCGTGTTGAAACCGACGGATGTGCTTCACATACCTGGGCTTGGCTTTGACGGTCTTGTCGGATACAGCCCGATAGCGATGGCGAAGAACGCAATCGGTATGGCAATCGCTTGCGAGGAATATGGCGCAAAGTTTTTTGCAAACGGAGCTGCGCCGGGCGGAGTGCTTGAACACCCAGGCACAATCAAAGACCCGCAGCGTGTACGCGAGAGCTGGCAGTCGACATTCGGAGGCAGCGGCAACGCAAATAAAATCGCAGTATTAGAGGAAGGTATGAAATACACGCCAATCGGCATTAGCCCCGAACAGGCGCAATTCCTTGAAACGCGAAAATTCCAAATAAACGAAATTGCTCGAATATTCCGTGTCCCGCCTCACATGGTCGGAGACTTGGAAAAATCGAGCTTTTCTAATATTGAGCAGCAGAGCTTGGAGTTTGTAAAATACACGCTCGACCCGTGGGTTATCCGCTGGGAGCAGTCGCTCATGCGGGCATTACTCGCACTCGACGAAAAGAAGGAGTATTTTATCAAATTCAATCTTGAAGGACTGCTACGCGGTGATTACCAGAGCCGTATGAACGGATACGCGATCGCCAGACAGAACGGCTGGATGAGCGCAAACGACATACGCGAATTGGAAAACCAAGACCGCATCCCCGCTGAAGAAGGCGGAGACTTATACCTTATAAACGGCAACATGCTTCCGATGGCAAATGCGGGAGCTTTTGCAAATAAACCCGATAGCGGAAAGGAGGAAACCGATGAAGACGAAGAAGTTTTGGAAGTGGACGAATCAAGCGGCGACGGAGACAGCGCCGATGGAACGAATTCTGCACCTCAACGGCACCATCGCAGAGGAAAGCTGGTTTGACGATGATGTGACACCCGCGCTTTTCAAGGACGAACTCATGGCAGGCAGCGGTGATATCACCGTGTGGATCAATAGCCCAGGCGGCGATTGCGTCGCAGCGGCGCAGATTTACAACATGCTCATGGACTACAAAGGCAATGTCACAGTCAAGATTGACGGTATCGCAGCGTCAGCCGCATCCGTTATCGCAATGGCAGGCACGAAGGTTATGATGTCACCCGTATCGATGATGATGATTCATAACCCGATGACCATCGCCATGGGCGACAAGGGCGAGATGGAAAAAGCAATCGAAATGCTGGAGGGCGTCAAGGATTCCATCATCAACGCCTATGAGATTAAAACGGGACTTTCCCGCGCGAGACTTTCGCATCTCATGGACGCGGAGACATGGATGGACGCGCATAAAGCGGTCGAACTTGGCTTTGCCGATGAAATCTTGCAGAGAGCGGTGGCAGCGGTGACCGTCGTGGAGGAAGACGATGATGACACCGATGAGGAAGACACCGACGAAAAGAAAAAGCCCGCAGCGTCAATGTTGTTCTCGCGCAAAGCGGTGAACGCGACGCTCATGAACAAGCTGCATCATAAAGCGGCAGCACACGCACCCAAGGAACGATCCGTAAAAGACATTATGGATCATCTCAACAACATCAAAAAATTCATTTAACGGAGGAATACAAAATGACTATTATCGAACTTCGCGCAAAGCGCAACAAGGCATGGGAGGCAGCAAAGGCATTCGCAGAGACTCACATGACCGACAGAGGTACGCTCACCGTAGAGGATGAGGCGACCTACAACAAGATGGAGGCGGAGATTACCGACCTCACCCGCGAGATCGCTCGTAGAGAGAGACAGGAAGCACTCGACGCAGAACTCGCAAAGCCCGTAAACACTCCTATCACCGAGAAGCCCATGAGCGGCAAGCAGGACAAGGAGAAGACTGGGAGAGCTTCCGACGAATACAAAAGCGCGGTACTCGCGGCGCTTCGTTCTAATTTCCGCAAGATTAGCAATGTTCTTTCTGAAGGCATCGACGCAAACGGCGGATACCTTGTACCCGAGGAGTACGACACCAGACTCATCCAGGTACTCGAAGACGAGAACATTATGCGACGCCTCGGCACTCGCATCACTACCAGCGGTGAGCATAAAATCAACATCGCCGCATCTACTCCCGCAGCAGCGTGGATTGAGGAGGGTGAACAGCTCACTTTCGGTGATGCTACCTTCGACCAGATCATCATGGACGCGCATAAGCTCCATGTTGCAGTAAAGATCACCGAGGAGCTTCTCTACGATAACGCATTCGGTCTTGAGAGCTACATTCTCAAGAAATTCGGTATGGCACTTGCTAACGCCGAGGAGGATGCATTCATCAACGGCGACGGCAACGGCAAGCCCCTTGGTCTTCTCGCAGCAGAGGGTGGCGCAGAGATTGGTGTAACCGCAGCGTCGGCAACTGCAATTACCGCAGACGAAATCATCAACCTTGTGTACTCGCTCAAGCGTCCTTACCGTAAGAACGCAAAGTTCATGTGTAACGACCAGACCCTCGCGGCAATCCGCAAGCTCAAGGACACCACAGGTCAGTACCTCTGGCAGCCTTCTCTCCAGCAGGGACAGCCCGACAAAATTCTCGGTTACGACATCGAGACTTCTCCCTATTTCCCCACGATCGCTGCAGGCAAGCCCGCCATCGCGTTTGGCGACTTCAGCTACTACAACATCGGTGACCGTGGCACTCGTTCCTTCGCGGAACTCAAGGAACTCTTTGCTGGCAACGGCATGGTAGGCTTCGTAGCCAAGGAGCGCGTTGACGGCAAGCTCGTACTTCCCGAAGCGGTCAAGCTTCTCGTAATGAAGAAGGCGACCTAATAACAGGAGGCGGTAGCGATGGATGAACTTCTTGCAAAGATCAAGCAAAACTTAAATTTGGATTACGAGGCTGACGACTCCTTGCTGAAGGACTTCATCGCTGCTGCTATCGGTTATGCGGAAAGCTATCAGCACCGAGCAGCAGGATACTACGCGGAAAATAAGATGTCCGCAACCACAGAACAAGGTGTTCGAATGCTGGCATCCCACTTTTACGAAAGCCGCGATGGCAGTACGGGCGGCTTCTTCGCAGACAATACACAGGCAGCCGATCAAGTATGGAAAGCAGTAAACAAACTGCTCATTCTCGATCGGGAATGGAAGGTGTAAGATGAGCTTCGGAAAAATGAATAAGTTTATCGACATTGTCGTAATGCGAAAAGCAAAGGACGCGGAAGGCTTTGCCACTACGGTATACGATGTGGTGGCAAGCGCACGCGCATATCGGGAAGGCAGACACGGATCGCAGCGATGGGCAAACCTCGCAGCGTTCTCGGAAGCGACGGAACTGTTCCGCTTCCGTAAGATCCCAAATCTCACGATAACGACAGACCACCTCATTATGACAGGCGGCGAAACCTTCGATATCACCAGCGTGGAGGATGTCAAAGGGCGCGGCATGTACATCGAGGTGCTGGCAAAAAGGACGGTGGCAACACATGGCAAAGGCTGAAATTCAAATGCCCGAAGATTTTTTACGCAGGCTATCCCAGCTGGGCGCAAAGAGCGATGAAATTGCAGAATCGGTGCTGGAAGCTGGCGGCGAGGTTATGGTAAGTAGCATACGCTCAAAGCTCTCGTCTGTTGTTGGCAGAGACACAAAACACCCCAGCCGCAGCACAGGCGAGTTGGAACGATCACTCGGCATGACGCGTGTGCGTGTTGACAGAGACGGCAACCACAATATCAAGGTTGGCTTTGTAGAACCCCGTTCGGACGGCGGGAGCAACGCAAAGCTGGCAAACATTCTGGAATACGGAAAACACGGCCAGCCAGCGAAGCCCTTTCTCAAGCCCGCCAAGAGCGCATCAAAAGCAGCATGCGAGGCGGCAATGAAGCAGAAATTCGATGAGGAGGTATCGAAATTATGAGTACACTCACCGATTTGAATACGGCACTTGCACCGCTGGGTATACCGCTGGAAACGGGAGTATTCACAGACGCAGCACCAGACAAGTATATCGTAATCGTACCGCTGACAGACGGTTTTGCAGTCATGGCGGATAACGAACCGAATTACGATGTGCAGGAGGCGCGAATTTCCTTTTACTGCAAAGGAAATTACATCTCGGACAAGAACAAAATCATACGCTGTTTGTTTGCGGCGGACTTCACGATCACGAACAGACAGTATATCGGATATGAAACCGAAACCAGCTACCATCACTATGTGATTGATGTAGCAAAACACTACGAATTTATACAGGAGGAAACATAAACATGGCAACGATTGGACTCGACAAACTCTATTATGCCAAGATCACCGAGGACAAGGACGGCAACGAAACCTACGCAGAGCCGAAATCCCTCGCAAAGGCGATGACCGCAGACTTGTCGGTGGAAATGGCAGAGGCAACACTCTACGCAGATGACGGTGAGGCGGAAATCGTTAAGGAATTCAAGAGCGGCACTCTCTCGCTCGGTATCGACGAACTCGGTGCGGAGGTGGCATCCGACCTTACGGGTGCGGTCATTGACGCAAACGGCGTTATCATTTCCAGAAAAGAAGACGGCGGAGATCCCGTCGCAGTTGGCTTCCGCGCAAAGAAGGCAAACGGCAAATACAAGTACTACTGGCTTTACAGAGTCAAGTTCGGTATTCCCGCAACCAACCTTGCAACGAAGGGCGACAGCATCACCTTCAGTACGCCTACGATCGAAGGCACGATTCTTCGTCGAAATAAGGTAGACGCAGACGGCAAGCATCCTTGGAAGGCGGAGGTTACCGAAGGTAACACCGGCGTTAAGCCCGAAACCATCACCAACTGGTACAAGACGGTATACGAACCCAGCTACGCAGCAGCAAGCACAGGAGGTACTAACTAATGACGACTGAACGCAGCGCAAAAATCACTATCGGCGGTGAGGAATACGAACTTATTCTCTCCACCAAGGCAACCAAGGAAATCGCAGGCAGATACGGCGGCTTGCAGAACCTTGGCGACAAGCTCATGAAAAGCGAAAATTTCGAAATGGCGATCGGAGAGATTGTGTGGCTCATCACGCTTCTCGCAAATCAGTCCATTTTGATTCACAACTTCAAGCACAAGGATAGCCCGCGCGAACTTCTCACGGAGGATGTGGTGGAACTTCTTACGGCACCGTATGACCTTGCGGGATACAAGGAAGCCATCACCGAAGCACTCTACAAGGGTACGAAGCGCAATATCGAGAGCGAGACAGACTCAAAAAACGCGGCGGTCGAGTAAACGATGACGAGTTGTTTACTCGACTTTTATATTACGGACTGGCGCATCTCCACCTCACGATAGATGAGGTCGGGCTGATGCCGTTCGGACTTCTGCTCGATTTATGGGAATGCCATAAGCAATTCTCTGGCATAGCCAAACCGAAACGGGAGTACTTCATAGAAGACATTATTCCCGACGGAATCTAAAGAAGGGGGTGATGTAAATGTCAGAAAAATTTGGACTCAAGATAGGTCTTGAAGGCGAAAAAGAATTCAAGGCGCAGCTGGCAGAAATCAACCAATCCTTCAAGGTGCTGGGCAGCGAAATGAAGCTGGTCGAATCACAGTTCGATAAGAACGACGATTCGGTCGAAGCACTCACCGCCAGAAACGAAGTTCTCGGCAAACAAATTGACGCGCAGAAATCGAAAATCGAAGTCTTGCGCGAGGCATTAAGAAACGCATCGGAATCCTTTGGAGAAAACGATAAGCGTACACAGGCATGGCAAATCCAGTTAAATAATGCCGAAGCAGCGCTCAACAAAATGGAGCGCGAACTGCGCGAGAACGAGGATGCGCTCGATAACGCAGGCGACGGCATGGACGATGCTGGTAAAGAAGCCGACAAGATGGGCGATGAAATCGAAGACTCTGGCAAGCAGGCAGATGATGCAGGCGGCAAGTTTGACGGTCTCGCCAATGTGTGTAAAGCAACGGCAGCAACCATAGCCGCAGCATTCGCAGCTGTAGCAGCAGCGTCGGTCGCAGCGGGTAAAGCGCTCGTAGATATGGCGACAGAAGGCGCGGCATATGCGGACGATGTTCTCACTACGGCAACGCAGACAGGCATCGCAACCGACAAGCTGCAAGAGTACATGTACGCAGCGGAACTCGTGGATGTGTCCACCGAGACGCTGACAAAATCGATGGCGAAGAACATCAAATCGATGTACACGGTCACCAATGTAACAGGTGAAGCAGCCGTCGACATGGATAAACTTGCGAAAGCGGAATCAAAGGCCGCAGACGCAGCACTCAATCTTGAAAAAGCGCAAATCGCATACGATGAAGCCGTCAAAGCAAGCGGCGCTGCGGTAAGCAAAGCATATGCAGCAGTCGAGGACGCCCAACTTGGCGTGGAATCGGCGCAGCTGGCTTACAACGCAGCGGTCGAAAAAGGCGGATCGGATTCCGAGGCAGCTCAAAAGGCTGCACTTGCGCTTGAAAAGGCGCAGAACAAGCTGACAACGGCGCAGGACGCATACAATACTGCACTCGCGGAGAGCGAAAGCGGCACCGCAGCGGTACAAAAGGCAGCACTCGCTGTTGAACAGGCACAACTCAAACTTGCAGACGCACAGGCGGCGGTAACAAGCGCGTCGCAGCCTGTGGAACCGGCAATGAACGAAATGACCAAGGCGTACAACAAACTTGGCATCGCGGTATACGACGCTGAAGGCAATATGCGCGACAGCGATACGGTGTACTGGGAAATCATAGACGCGCTTGGAAAAATGGAAAACGAAACTGAGCGAG